TTAGGAAATAACGCTGAAGAAATTAAGACGGCAAGTTTATTAATGGACAACACAGTTATCCGTCCGTTTCAAGAATTGTTAATTGATTCATTTGATGAAATACTAGCCTACAATGATATTTCTTTAAATCTATACTTTACAACTTTGCAACCTTTAGAATTTACAGAGGTTGACAAAGATTTACAAAACAAAGAAGAAATAGAAGAAGAGACGGGAATTGAAATGAGTTCCCAAATAGACGGCAAAACTGCATACGATACAATCGAAGAAGCAGAAGCCGAAGCTAAAAAGATGGGATGCGAAGGTTATCACGAACACGAAGTTGATGGGGTTACTTATTATATGCCTTGTGAAATTCACGATGAAGCCTTAGATGAATTTCTTTCTCTAGGGGAAGATGAAGATGAACTTTTAGATAAGTATGATTTAATAGATGTTTCGGAAGTTGATTATGATAACGATGATGATTTAGATCAACAAGTAACTGAGTTAAATGAACCTTCTTTACTTAAAAAAATAACAAATTTAGTAAGCACAGGAAGAGCATATCCTTGGGCAAAAGATTCAGAGCAAGATGGAGGAACTAAACAAGATGAAGACTTAACTTTTTTAGTTCGTTACCAATACGCTCCTTTAAAAGTTCAAGGTGACTCTAGAAAATTTTGTGATAAAATGGTTGCTACTAAAAAAATATACAGAAAAGAAGATATAATTGCTTTAACGAATAAGCCTGTTAATGCAGGGTTTGGAGTAAAGGGTGCAGCAACTTATTCTATTTGGTTATATAAAGGCGGTGCAAGGTGTCATCATAAGTGGTTTAGAAAGACATATATGCTCACAGAGGGAGTTAAAAAAAGAACCGAAGTAACCACAAAGGAAGCTAGATCAAAAGGCTTTAGAGCACCTGTAAATGAGCAACTAGTACCTGTTGCACCTAACGATATGCAATACAAAGGATTCACAAAAGCCTATTGGGATAAAATGGGAGGTTTTAAAAAGAAAAAGAAAAAATAATGGCAACAGTTTTATTCATAAATCGCACCGATCTAGTTCGCAATTCTATTCTTGATGGAAATGTTGACACAGATAAGTTCATTCAGTTTATCAAGATTAGCCAACAGATAAATATTCAGAATTATTTAGGTACAAAACTTTACGATAAGTTTACTTTAATAATAGGAAACGGAGACATAGACACTGCTCCCTATGCTGATTATAAATATTTACTTGGAGAATTTATTCAACCTGCTTTAATTTGGTTTGCCCAAGTGGATTATCTTCCATTTGCTGCTTATCAAGTAAAGAACGGAGGGGTATTTAAACACACCTCAGAGAACGCTGAGACGGTTAATAAAACAGAAGTAGACTATCTAGTAGAAAAAGCAAGAACACACGCTGAGTGGTACGCTAGAAGGTTTATAGATTATATGTGTTTTAACGAGAATTTATTTCCCGAATACACATCAAACGTGAACGATGATATTTATCCAAGTTACGATGCAACTTTTAACGGATGGGTGCTTTGAGTTACAAACCGAAAAAAGAGAACATTAAAAAATTAAAACAGTTTTTATCAAAACTTAAAGACAATGGCAGTATTAACGAATAAATCAATTGCGTCTACCTATAAAAGTGTTCTGTCAATTGGTGCAACTACTGAAAGCGCATTAACCACAAGTATCCAACAATTAACTGATGGATTGGGGAATAGTTCTCCTTTGTCAATGAGTACAACTCAGATTCAGTTTAATAATGATGCTAATACTTTTTCGTTTCCTGCTGATAGAGGCACAAGCGGACAGATTTTAAAACTAGCAGATGCAAACGGAACTTTAAGTTGGGCAGATGATGATCTTTCAAACACATTAGATTTCTCGGGTGGTACAGGCACAGGCTCAGTTACTTTAGACACTCAAACATTAGCCTTTACAGGTACGGCAAATCAAATAGTAACAAGCGCATCAAGCCAAGCAATTACTTTATCTTTTCCAACCGCAGGGGTTACTTTACCCGATGGATCAGTAGCAACTACTCAAACGGCTAGTAACAACTCTACAAAAGTTGCCACAACTGCCTATGTAGATAATCAAGTATCAACCGCAGGAACTGTTACATCAGTAGCGTTAAGTGTTCCAACGGGATTAACTGTTACAAATTCACCAATTACTACAAGTGGAACTATTACCATAGGTGGTACACTAGGTGTTGCCAATGGAGGAACGGGAGCAACTACATTAACGGGTATTTTATTAGGTAATGGTACAAGTGCTATTTCAGCAGTTACTGATGGAACGACTAGTGGACAAGTGTTGTCTACAAATGCTAATGGAACATATTCATTTATAGATGCTGCGGGTGGTGATGTAAGTATAAGTGGAACACCAAGTACTAATGAGGTAGCAATATGGACTGATTCAAACACTATAAAAGGAGATGCATCTTTTACAATGAGTTCATCAACTTTTCAAATAAATAATTCAACTGCATCTTCTCAATCAAATTTGATAATAAGTAATAATGATACTGCCATAAATTCAGTTCCTGCTAATATAATTTTTAATTCAAACACATTAACAAGTTATAAAACATTAGCACAAATTTATGCAACTAAAACAGATGCTGATATTGCTAATGCATCGGGGAAATTAAATTTTGCAACAACAGATGCAGGATTTCCATCAGTTAAATTTATTATAAATTCAAATGGTTTATCTGAGTTTTTTGGAAATGTTAATGCTTACAATACCTCTAGTTTAAAACTATATTCTTTAGGGCAAGAAGGTTCTTCTAATACTGAATTTTTAGAAATAAAAAAAAGCAGCACAAATGCAATTTTTAATGTAAATAAAGTTGGAACAGGATCAGTTAGAGGTTTAGAATTTCAAACAGGAGGCTCTCCAAAACTCACCATCTCATCGACGGGTACTGCTACTTTTACGGGTGCATCGGGAGTTAAATTAGTTACCTCATCAGCAAGTGATTCTAGATTTGATTTTGCCAATCAAGGTACGGGAACTACTATTGCTCCAAATGGTGGTGGTTGGGCAATAGGCAGAGATGCTAGTGATGGTACAAATACAGATTCTTTTGCAATCGCTTATAATGCAACGACATTTCCTAGTTTAACTGCGGAGGCAAAAATGCGCATCTCATCGGGGGGTAATGTGGGTATTGGGGTAACACCGAGTGCGTGGTATAGTGGGTGGAAAGCAATTGAAGGAAGCTCTTCACTTGCTATTGCATCTAAAGGGCTTGGTATGTATGTAGCTGAAAATTGTTATTTTAATGCTGCAACTGATTGGATATATTCAACAAATGCAGCAGCAGCTTATTATCAACAATATGGCGATGTGCACAATTGGTATTCTGCTCCTTCGGGAACGGCGGGTAACATTATACCTTTTGTCAATGTCATGAGCATCAAATCGGGGGGTAATATTATATTTACTAGCGGATATAATAAAGGTGAGGCTTATCAATTTAGTTTTCAAGGAAGTAGTGGAAATGCGGGAGCATTTGCGGCGTTAAGGGTAGCAACTAATGGAGATAATATTATTAATTTCTTTAATGCAAGTGATGTTTTCCAAGGATCAATAAGCGTTAATTCGGGTAGTGTTAGTTATGGAAGTGTTTCAGATTACAGATTAAAAGAAAACGTAACACCTATTACGGATGCTTTATCTAGACTTAATAAATTAAAACCTATTCGATTTAATTTTATAGCAGACTCAAGTCAAATTTATGATGGTTTTATTGCTCATGAAGTACAAGAAATTATACCCGAAGCAACAAGCGGAGAAAAGGACGCTATGAGAGATGAGGAGTTTGAGTTAACTCCAAGGATAGAGGAGGTAATAGATGAGGATGGCAACGTAATAACCGAGGCAGTCGATGCAGTAATGGAGACACGTTCCGTTCCCGATTATCAAGGCATTGATCAAAGTAAGATAGTACCTTTGTTAACTGCTGCAATTCAAGAACAACAAACCATCATAGAAGATTTAAAATTAAGAATTGAAAAACTAGAAGGGTAATCATTACCTACGTTATTAAAACAAGAGTAAAATATGAAACAAATAGAACCAATAGATGTTTGGCAAAATGGAACAACCAAAACTGCTGTAAAATTACAAGCACAAGGTACAAGTGTAACCTTGGGAAATAGTGCCTCTTTTTATTGGCAGTTGCTAACTGAAGAAAATTATCAAGTAGCAAATGGAAACCTTGGAATAAGTGGTGAGCAATACGCTGCTTGGGGTGCTGATGATGATTACGTTTATACTATTATAGCGGAGGATTTAAACCTAGTAATTGTTGGTGATTGGGTAGATTCAGAAGATTAATTATCTTTGAAGAAAAAAACTATGAAAATTACAGAAAAAGAACTAGAAACATTACAAGAGCAAGAGAAAAAAAAGAATGCAATTGCTCACGATTTAGGTGCTTTAGAATCTAGAAAGCACAAATTACTTCACTTATTAGATGATGTAATAGAGCATCAAGAAATGACATTTGAATCAATAGAAGAAAGCTATGGCAAAATTAACATCAACCTTGAAACAGGAGAGTACGAAGAAATCAAAGAAGATAACAAAGATCAGTAAGAATATTAGTTACCGAGAGGCAACGCATTCAGATACTGCTAAAAGGTTAAATATTAAGAACGATCCAACTGAAGATCATTTAGTTAATATGATTCTTATTGCTGAGAAAGTTTTTCAGCCTTTAAGAGAATGGTGTGAACATCCGATTAAAATAAATAGTATGTATAGAAGTGAGGCTTTAAATACTGCCTTAAGGGGAAGTAAATCAAGCCAACACAGATTCGGACAAGCCTTGGACTTAGATACTTTAGGAGAAAAGTCAAACGCTGATTTGTTTAACTATATTTCTGAACACTTAAGCTACGATCAATTAATTTGGGAAGCAGGAACAGATGATGAACCCGATTGGATTCACGTTTCTTATGTGAATGAGGAAAAAAATAGAAAGCAAAGGCTGAAGATGAAACGCAAAGGTGCTAGGACTCAATATTATAACTTCTAAGCGATTTTATCTTAAAGTAATGTGATTATACTATTTACAAAAGATAATCTCTTAAAAGTATATTAAAATGCCTATACCAAAGCCTAAACCAAACGAGAAGCAAAAAGATTTTATGATGCGATGTATTCCCGAGATGATGAAAGAAGCAACAAAAGATCAAGCGATTGCAATATGTTACACGAATTTTAAAAAGAAGAAATGACGAAGTTGAATGTGGATGTAGATGGGGATAAGAAACCCGACTTTCAAGTTGATTTTAAAACCCTCATTATGGCAGTAGGTATGGTTGTCTCGTTGACTTTATCTTACGCAATGCTTAAAACAGAAATTGAGGTTGCGAAAACACTCCCTAAACCAATAGTATCACAAGATGACACTAGGGTTGTTAATCAAAAATTGGATTTTTTAATCAGAGAGTTTGAAAAGTTTGAAAGCCAAACAGACAAAAGAATTGAAGATTTAGAACAAAGAGTATTTAAAAAGTAAAAATTATGTTAAAAATATTTTTAAATTTAGTTGAAACAATAGTCCCTATTGGGGGTGAGTTAGTTGAAAACATAAAAGCCAAAGAAGGCGGTGTAGGAAGGTTTTTCGCACCAAGATTCATAAAGCAGATGGTAAGATTATTAGTTGCAGCAGGTGCGGTTTATGCCTTTGTTACAGGCAAAATTTCAATCGAAGAAGTTCAAGAGGTTGTAAAGTAAAAAAAAAGTTTTATATTTGCCTTGTCGTAAAGACTAAACTTGCACAACCTAATAAAGATGGAAGGTGTTTGGATCGGGCAAATTATTTTATCTCCCTTCAATGGGGGGGTAAGGGGGGGCATTAAGTTTATAAGAACCCCCTAAAGGGGTTCGTTTATATAATAAGAAAGTATGAATAATGAGTCATTAAAGTATCAAAAAGACATTAATGAGTGCTTTATAATACACATTACAATAAAATAGTTTATTATTCTTCCTATTGTTATACCCAAAGTGTAATTATATGCACTATTGTAAACCTAATTGACTATAATTGTTTTGCAGTAATTGTCATATTTATTGAGGTAATTCTAATATGAACCGAATTAATATATATATTTTGTAACAAATACACATTCAAATATGTTACAAATGCAATAGCATATAATGAAAAAAGCAAGTAGAAGCAAAACAGTTAAAAAATTAGATACAATCTTTTCTATTTATATTAGAAGAAGATTTGCTATTGATGATATAGCTGAGTGTTTCACTTGTGGGGTTCAAAAAAATTACAAAGAATTACAATGTGGTCACTTCCAAAGCAGAAGATATTATTCCACAAGATGGGATAAATTAAACTGCCAAGTTCAATGTCCTAAGTGTAATATCTTTAATCAAGGA